GCAAGGTTAGTGGCATCAAGTTATGTTAAAGGCAACATTCCTTACAATTACAAGCCTATTGGTACATTAAGGAATTTAGGTCAATACATTGAGATTAAAGTTGACCACGGCAGATGGCTCTCCCTTGCCAAGCACACCTGGGAGCAAGTCCACGGCCCAGTGCCAAAGGGCTACGTTGTTTTTCGAATGGATGGGAAAATAGACAATAATAACCTTGACAACCTCTGCCTTATGTCACGGGGAGAACTGGCAGTGCTTAACCGATGGATAAGCCGTGTGCCTCCAGAGTTAAGGGAAGTGCAGCAATTAGTAAACCAAATTAAAAGAATAGCAAATGAGACTAACAAAAGACGAAGCTCGAATATTAGCGGAAGCAATGGAGGAGTATAAGTACAAAGTAGTAGAAAATCCTCATTATAAAGAATTAGGAGTGTTCAATAAACTGCATGATTTGCAGTACAAATTAGAAATGTTTGGCGATGATAAACGCAGAAATGGAAGAACAAGCCAAGATAATTTTAACGACTTAATTAAAAGATTAACAAAATGAAAAACAAAATCAGCGACCTCCGTAACCACCTATTCTCCGTTCTTGAAGAACTGACCGATCCCGATTCCACCTATGACATTGCCAAAGCCAAGGTTGTGGCAGATGTTGCTCAGGTGATTATTAATAGTGCCAGTGTTGAGAACCAGTATCTAAAGATAGTGGGAGGGAGTCATGGCAGTGGTTTCATAGAGGATAGGAATGAGGTAAAACAAATAGTCGAAAAGAATTAGACATTTATTAGACATTTATTAGACATTAATTGTATATTTACATATCCTTTGAATAGAGTAGAGCCTACTCAAAGGAACGAGGCAATCCGCATTGTTTCAACCATGCCCTAACATAGCTCTACGTGTTAGGGCTTTTTTTTTGCTAAAAATTTATTATGGAAATATTACAGGAACTTGAAAGTCTTATTCCCCCATTATCAAACGAGGAATTTAAGCAGCTGGAACGCAATATTCTTGAAGAAGGAATACGAGAGCCATTAATAACATGGAATGGCATTTTAATAGATGGACACAACCGTTACAGGATTGCGCAAGAACATGATATGAATTATGAAACACTTGAAAAGGAGTTTGACAATATTAATCGTGTTAAGGAATGGATGATTAATAATCAGTTTGGACGAAGGAATTTAATTGCATACCAACGGTCTATTTTAGGTATTCAACTTGAAGATATTTACAAGGAAATAGCAAAGGAAAACCAAATAAGAAAGTCTGATTTTGTTCCCCAAATAGTTGGGGAACAAAATAAAAAAGAAAATGAAACAGATTATAAAATTGGTAAAATTGCTAATGTTTCTCATGAAACAATTAGGAAAGTAAAGAAAATTGAAGCGACTGCTACACCAGAGATAAAGGAAAAATTAAACACTGGAACAATGTCAATCAATGAGGCATACAAGGAAATAAAGAAGGAGGAGATAGAAGTAAAAAGAAAAGAAATTAGAGAAACATTTGAAAAACAAGATGTACAAGTTAAAGATAAAAAATACAGAATTATTTATGCCGATCCTCCTTGGAAATATGGCAATGCTATGCCAGAATATGTTACAGAGCCACAGGACTATTATCTACTAATGAACACAGAAGATATATGTGCAATGCCTATAAAAGATATTACCGAAAAAGATGCAGTTTTATTTTTATGGAGTACCTCTCCACATTTGCCAGAGGCATTGGAAGTAGCTAAAGCATGGGGATTCGCATATAAAACTACATTTATTTGGGATAAAATAAAACATAACATGGGACATTATAACAGTGTACGCCATGAAATATTATTAGTATGCACAAAAGGAGCGTGTACTCCAGATGTAAAAAGATTATTTGATAGTGTAGTTAGCGAAGAAAGGACAGAACATTCAAAGAAGCCTAATGTGTTTAGAGAAATAATAGAAACTATTTATACATACGGCAATAAAATTGAATTATTTGCAAGGGAAACACCCGAAGGATGGGATGTATTTGGTAATCAAAGTAATAATTAAAATGTACGAAGGGAATAATAAACACAAAGATTCTTTTGAAATTGGATTAGAATTTCAAGACTTTATAATTAGAAAATTACTTCATAATTATGGAATTGTTATACAGCCATACAGTAGTAAAAAATACCAATTTGAAGTAGGTGAAAGTTTACAAGGATATGAAATAAAATACGATGCAAGGTCAACAGGTGATTGTACTCATGGATATTGTGAACCTACAAATAATGTAGCTATTGAAGTTTATGAAAAAACAAATAAAAATAATGACCAATGGACGCCATCAGGAATATTAAGAAAAGATAATACTATTTATTATGTAATTGGTAATTATGATATGTGTTGGATAATTGATAAAATGGTACTTATTAGATTTTATAGACAAAATATTTATAAAGTAGTTGAAACACTTTCTACAATTAAAACAATGTTAATTCCAATAAATATAATGGATGAATACGCTATACAAGCTATTGTGTTTAATGATAATTATGGTAAACAAGCTAAATTAGACTTATGAAAGAAAATAGAGACTTTAAAGGTGTATGGATACCTAAAGAGATATGGCTCAACACAGACCTATCTATAATAGAAAAAGTATTGTTAGTTGAAATTGACTCTCTGGACAACTCCGACCGCGGCTGCTTTGCCTCCAATGAATACTTGGCATCTTTTGTGCAGTTGTCCGAGGGTAGGGTAGCTAATATAATAGTTGACTTAAAAAAGAGAGGATTTATTATTCAGTTGTTTTTTGATGGAAGAAACAGAGGACTGCGAACACAGATAAGTGAAAGCAGCTTTAACGAAAACGTGAAAGCAGACTTAACGAAAACAACAAAGCAGCCTACACGAAAACGTGAACATAATAATACAGAGAATAAAACAAATAATAATACAACAGATAAAGGTTGTGAAATGCCTTTCACTCCGCCCAAAACAAAAATTAAAAATCCTTTCTCTCGCCAGGCTTACCATGATTCTCTGAACACTGACTGTGACCCAAAAGAAAGTTGCGCTAAAGAAAAGGTAGAACGAGAACCCTCGGAGACCTACCTATGTTTCTCCGCCTTCGCCTCCACCTATGAACGGCTTGCCGGTGTTACATATCCTTCTGACAAGAATAATTATATAATGACAGCTAAAGATGGTGCAAACTGTAAAAAGTTAATAACATGGCTTAAAAAAGTAAGTGCCAGTGAGCAGGCAACCGATGAAATGGTGAGAATGTTTACAACTGCTGCATGGCAAATCAGCGACAAATGGCTTAAAGCTAATTTTACAATAAGCAATATATACTCACAGGCAAATAACATTTATACTAAATTTATGTATTCCAACCCTGCCGCACAGGAAAAGCGGAGGCAAGAGGAAATTGAAAGGCTTGTAAATGAATATCAACCATGAAACATAGTAAATATTGGAATGTATGCAATGTAAACAAGACCGCAATGCCTATATGCGTGAGTACATGAAGAAGTACCGCGCTACCATGAACGAATATACTTACAAGAAGATTCGCGAACGCGAGAACCTCCGCCTCCGCGCCAAATACAGAGCCATGACCGTTGAGGAAAGGCAGAAGTATATAGAGTACCAGAGAACCTATCACAAACTAAAACAATTTACTAATGAGTAATTTAACACAGTACCAACCGCGCAACTCCGATGAGCAGGCAATTATCTCTGCCAGATCTAATCGCATTGCCAACATGGAGCAAAAGGACGCCTACAAGCAAACATTGAATGTTATCAGCTCCGTTTTTCCAATGTACGGAATAGATGGAGACCTTGCCTTTTATGCCAATATAGCCAAGGAGATTGTAAAAACATTTGGGCAGATAGCAGCCAATGAGATCGAAATAGCTTTTCGCCTCTTCTCCGCTGAAAGCCTGGAACTGGATGAAGATGTTAAATTTTACGGCAAGGCTAATATGCATACGATTGGCAAGATACTAAATGGGTACATGACTTACCGGAGGAAAATAATAGCAAGTCATGACAACGAAGTAGCAGCACTTAGGCACCAGGTACAGATGGAGGAAAGGGGAAAGGCAGAAAGAGAGAAGTTGTATGCAGAATTTCCAACCATGATTAAAGAGTTTACCGGAAAGACATGGGAAGATGTGCCGCTCTACTGGTATGATATGTGCCTAAAGTTTGACATGATAACATACGAGGAAGGAGAGAAAAGAGCATTGTGGGATGAGGCACAGGCCATTGCACTCAAAGAGCCACCAGAGTCATTAGACCTTATGACCATCCGCAGCCATGCAAAGAAAATAGAACAGGGCAATATTCC